AGTATGCCACCTATCTAAATGGTGTCCCTGTTTCATACTCAATGACAATGGCGTTCCAAGAACTTGAACCTGTATTTAATGATCAGTATCCAGATGATAATGACGAGTCAATAGGTTTCTAAGATGTCAAAGTATTTCAGTCAACTACCAGATTTTGAATACGTCAGTCGTCTTCCAGACGCTAGAATATCTGACTATATCAAGGTCAAAAATTTATTCAAGAAAGGAACTCTGAGAGATGATATCTTTCAAGACCTAACAGTTTTTGATAAGTATCAAATCGTTGGTGACGATAGACCAGACAACGTTGCATTCAAGTTCTATGGAGATTCTAATCTTGATTGGTTAGTTCTGACTTGCAACAATATCATCAATGTTCAAACTGAATGGCCTCTGAAGCAATCGGACTTCGATCGTTTCATGCTGGATAAGTATGGTGACTATGACACGTTATATAATGGTGTCCATCACTATGAAACTGTTGAAGTTAAAAACAAGGAGGGAGTGGTTGTAGTACCTGAAGGACTTCAAGTAGCATCAGATTATTCAGTAAACTTCTACGACATCTTTGATGATCAACCAGTAACCGTATCAAACACAGAGAGTAAAACATTTGAAGTATCTGTGGTTGCAACTGATGACGGCAACAGATACTACATCGATGGTGTGCGTCAACCAATCCTGAAGTTGCTGAGAGGTGCCACATACACCTTCAGTCAGTCCAATTCTAGCAACGAAGGTCATCCCCTCAGATTGTCCGCAACGTCCAACGGAACCCACGCAACAGGCGGAGAAGAGTATGTGAGTGGAGTCACTACTCTGGGAACTCCTGGGTCCTTTGGAAGTTACACTAGAATTGAAGTTCCTCTAGATGCTCCAGATAATTTGTACTACTATTGTAGTAACCACTCCAATATGGGAAGCAGTGCTGAAGTTGTGTATTCATTGAAGAAGAGCACCACGGCCATCACAAACTACACCTATGAGGAGAGAATAGAAAATGAAAAGAGAAGTATATTCTTATTGAAACCTAGATTCTTAACCATCGTTCGCGATGACTTACAAGAGATGATGCAATATGAAAAAGGTTCCACCCAATATGTGAGCGGAACCTTAAAACGTGCTGATAATATTAGGTTATATCAGTAATCACTCTTCTGCAAGTTTCTGGAAGTAGGACAGAGCATCGTCCTCGTCAGAATCTTTTGATTGAACAGGTTGATAGGCATCATCAGTGCGTCCTCCCATGTCAACCTTACCAGATTCACCACCAAAATTAGGGGTGAAAGATCCACGACCTTCGCTCTCGTCCTCAAGTTCCTCATCGAAGCGAGGACGTGACACAGGCTTCTGACCCAAGACATACTTCAGACGCTTGTCCAGATCCTCATAGGACTTGAACTGATCAGCAGCAGTCAGAGCAGTCAGAGAATACTGCTTCTTCCAAAGAGCTTCAAGTGCATCATCATCCTCAAGCAGAGGACCAGGTGCAGCAAACTCAGAAGAATCGTAGTTCCAGTAACCTGCAACCTTCTTCAGTTTCAGTTTGAAGTTGGCACCTGCCCAGAAGTCAAAAGGATTGATGGGGGTTTCATCCTCATATTCTGGTTGCATTGCCTCCATGACCTTATCAAAGATCTTCTTACCAAACTTGTAGAGGAAAACTTTTCCCTCGTTGTCAGGGTTTGCTTTGTCCTGCACAACATAGATGTTGGCATAGTAGGACAGTTTACGCTTCTGCTTACGAACAGTTTCTTTGTCAGCATCGATGCCGCTGTTCCACAGTTCGCGATTGTGTTCAGACACAGGATCCTTTCCACCAAGAGTGGTCAGGGAGTTCTCGATGTACCAACCACCAGGACCTTGGAAGGCGTGTGAGTACATCTTTGCCCACGGAAGATCTTCACCTTCGGGAGCAGGGAGGAAACGAATGACAGCATAACCGTTACCGGTCTTGTCCATTTCCGGTTTCCAGAGACGGTCATCACCACCGCTGGAAGTATTGTTCATCTTCTCTACTTCTTTGACTAACTTCTGGGTCAGTGAACCAAGAGAGGATTGCTTTTTAAGGTCTGAAAAAGACATAGGATTACCTTGGATTAATTGGATTTGGCTTTTGTGTACTCAGTTATTCTACTGATTCTAGATGCCCTTGTCAATCTGTTTTTTCATGATATCGAGCATTCTGTTCATGTTATTGAACACAGTGTTCATATCAGAGGTTGGAGGGAGACCCATCATCCTTGCGGAATCGGTGATCTGTTCCTTCATTTTGATGGCATCAGGATCATCAGACAAACTCAGACGAGTAAACATGATCTGCTGTTTGCTAATCAAACGCTCAAGTTTACTGACGTGTTCGAGTTTATCCTCGTCACTCATTGAAGGGAATTTAAAGACACTTTCATAAATGTCTTCTTGTAATTCTTGTATCTCTGCCATTTCGGCACGGACAACTTCGGAATCAAAAAAACTCATTTTCTTTCTAGAACAACTCCCTTAAGAATTTTTTTATAACGGAATACATCAATATTTAGGAAAGGAGAATATTTTTTCATTCTCATACTTACGGTTTCCCATACCGGATCTGATAGTTTGCTATCAAATTGATTCTTGAATCCTAGTATTCGATCTAAGATTACAAACGTTTCAATAGATACGTCACCACTCAAATATAATTTTAGAATCCTTGGATGACTAGATCCATTGATAACAAACATTGAATCAAAATTATTATCTTCAAAGACAGATTCTATTTCTCCCTTGAAGATATACGAGAGAGATTGATTTCTTTTCTTCCAGTCAGTGTATCTACCTTCACCTTCGCGTATCATCTCTCCTATCCAAAGCTTACTTGGATCAGTGCAGGTGATAAAGTTAGATACAAAGAACTCGACTACTTCTTTATCGTCTTTGTTTCTGGCAAGTTTTTCAAACCAGAAACGATCTTTACGTTTGTAAAATGCCTGGACCGTAGCACGACTCTTACCACAATACTTGTGATAGTCATAACTATCTTTCGTGAAGTGATTCTTCAACGAGAGATAACATTTATAGGCATCAAAGGGCATCATCAAAAAGTAATATAGTGATTTTTGGCCGGAAAAATTTTTCCAACTAAAAAGAATTCAAAGGGGCAATTTTGCTCTGGAACTTCTCTTCAGAAAGTTTAGTTCCATGGCTTCGTATTTGATTTTTTCCTTGAGTGGTTTTGAAATTAGTTTAGGTACTGACTCAATATCAATGTTATTCTTTTCACAGAAGTGAATGATGGCATCAATATAGTTCATTCCTTTATTGTTATGCACAAGGGATTCAATCTCTTGTGCGAAACGGGCAGGGCAGAAGAATTTACTTTCTAATACTTTTTCTAGTTCATTCTCCATTCTCTGTCCTAAGATTGTGAGATACAAATTCCTTGATGTAACGAACTAACAATTTAATATAATCCCCTTTGTTCCTTTTGTCAAATACTTTGACTTCACCATTAGGGGTAACCATCAAAGTGATTAATTTTTTAACAGGGATACCAGTTAGTTCATAATACGCAGTAGCATAGAACATTTCTTGAACGAAATAATTCTCTAACCACTTTTCTGGCTTAATCTTTTCAGATGTCTTAAAGTCGATGACTGCAAGTTCTCCTTCGTATTCTGCGATGCAATCAACTCGACCCGCCAAACCAAGATACTCAGAGTAAAGAGTCCTTTCTATAGCGTGTACATTATTTATCTTGTCCAGATATGGACGTGCATGATGAAACATGAACTTAGACAAAGGACGAAACTCTTCCCAGTTTATTTCTTTGTTTCTCATATACAGTTCAACTACCTCATGGAAGTCAGTGCCACGAGCAGTTGCTTTTTTAGTGATACGATTCGCCTCCTCAATACCAACTCGCTTTCTCCAGTCAGCAAAGATTTGTCGATTATAAAAAGAAGTTACCGACGTAATAGACGGCACCCATTCTCCATTTGGTATGTTATAGAGACGGATGCCGTTAGTTTCTTTTTTGTTTAGTTCAAGATCACCTAGGTAATTACAATGAATAAAACTCATAAATTCAATTCCATTTTGGCAAGTATGTATTCTTTGACCAATCCAGAGCGAACAATATCTTCAACGCCAAATTCAATGATGTCCATTGAAGGCATGATGCGAAGGACTTTCATGAAATCAACAACGCCATTCTTTTCATTTTGTTTGATAAGATCAGATTGTGTTGCGTCTCCGCAGAACATAATCTTAGAATCTTGTCCAACTCTTGTGATAATACTATCAAGTTCATGATAGTTTAGGTTTTGGAATTCGTCAACGATGACGATCGCATTATCAAGAGTCGTTCCTCTAATGAATGAGGTGCTCCAGAAAGAAATAGTTCCCTGTGTTTTCAGGTTACCATATAGCATTTCAAAGTCCGCTTCAGTGGGAAGTTCAAACATGAACTTCACCATATTCTTATATGGAATTTGATACAGAGAAGATTTATCCTCATGATCTCCAGGTAAGAATCCAATCTCTCTGGTGGCCACAAGAGACCTGACCAGGTAGATTTTATCATATGGGGTCTTAGGATCTAAGACATCCCTTAGAGCATTGTACAGGGTAATAAAGGTTTTACCAGTTCCAGCACAACCATAAGCGACAAGGTTTTGGTCGTTCTTATAGCAGCGGAAAAGTTCTTCTTGGTTTGCTGTGAGAGGTGTAATGTCCCTCATCAAATCAGCATTGATAGGTTTTTTTCTTTTCATGTGCTTGTTGCTCATCCCGAATGGGACTACAGGACTTTGACTTTTTCTTTTTGAAGACATATGAAAATACTAGTGAAAGGAATTAGAAGCTGTAGTCGCGATTCTTTCTTACTGTCGCGCCTGGTTGTCTGGATGCCCGATCTAAGATCTCGTTCCACCCACTAGAATTAGCTTCTCCTTTCAAATGCACGTCCCCAACTTCTTGGGCAGCAGCACAACCTTGACTCCAATCCTTATCCCAATCTGGATTTTCTTTTCTCCACTCATCATATGCCTTCATTGACATACTGAGTTCTTTAGTTTCTTTAGTTTTTAAATTAATAACGGGGTATGTTGGCATAAACCTCACTCTGTTGGTTGTAAATATTTATGAAACCCATTCCATTGCTTCAGCAACGGCAGGAAACTGTTCACAGAAGATCTTTTTAGCACCTAGAGCAATGTCCATATGCTCCTTCTGTGTGCCGTTAGCAGACCGCAGTTCAATATAATGAATCCATGAACGAACTGAACCAGTCATGTATAATCTTGTCGGCGTTGCCAAAGGAAGCACAAAACGAGCACACTCCTTTGCGATTTCAGCATCAAGCATTTCTTTGTAGAGTTTCATCCCCTCTTCAAAGTGCTTTTGCATTTTGATCTGGAACTCTTGACGGACAAACGGGTCAATATCATCAATAGAATTCTGACGATTCTTGGTGTCTTGGCGGCGTAGTTCAGGTAGAGGGATCTCCTCCGCGAGTAGGGAAGAATCAGCATAGCGTTGTGAAAATTCTTGATATGTCATGCTCCTATGGCGGAG